CTTTATTTTAGATGAAGCACACGAATGGTATTTTGCAAAAGTAAAAGGTAAAAATGAAAGTTCTTTAACTAAAATAATTAAACATATACAACCCAAAAAACAATTATTATTGACGGGTACTCCATCAAAGTTTAATGCAAATGCTGATAAGTTTAATTTTCAGTATGTTCCTGTAATGGATTTATATGATGAAGGATTAGTAAGTAATGTTAAAATGGAAATTGTATCATCAACATATGATTTCAAAGCAAATGATTGGCAAGGTAATTATGGTAATCTTAAATTAACAAAAACAAACTCAAAAAAACAAGCAGAAGAAGCTTTAATTGCGGTTTGTAATGAAATGATTAATAAACTTAAAAATCCATTAAAAGAATGGTATAACATAAATAATGTTACTAAAAATAGTATTGGTAAGTTATTTAGTTATTTAGATAAAACTATTATTTACACACATAGTTTATCACAGGCAGATAAATTCTATGAAATATTAAATTCTAAAAAAGAATTAAAAGGAAAAGTTTTATGTTCTCATAGTGAAAATGATCCTGATAGTATTGATTTTAATAAATTTAAAACTGATAGTAAATTTAATATTTTAATTGCAGTAGATAGAGGTAGAATTGGATTTGATATGCCAGAATTGTTTAACATTGTAGATTTTACTTTAACACAAAATTTAGATATGTTACTTCAAATGTATGGTAGATTATTAAGAATTTCAAATAACCAACCAAAGAAACAAAAGATTTATTTTAAAGTAGCTACTAAAAATACGGCAGATTACTTTGTTGATTTAATGACAGCAATGTTATGTTTAACACATATTGATTGGTATTCTAAATACAATGGTAAAAATATGGGTGGTATTCTTATTCCAAAAGTATTAACTAAATCAATCCGAAATAAAACATATACAAATAACCAACAAAATAAAAAATCTAATAAAGTAAAACCTTATGTTTCTTTAACTGAATTGGGTATTCCATTAGATTTAAACTTTTTCAGACAAAGTATATTACATACTTCTAATAGTAAGTTCAATACAATTGCAGAAACTACTTTAGATGATGTTCGTAGAGAGTTTTTTGGATTAACATCATGGCAAGAAAAATGGAACAAAGATACAGTAAAAGAAGAAGCATTAAAATATAATACAAAAATTGAATTTCAAAAATCTAATCAATCTGCTTATAATGCTGCAAAACGTTTAGGTATTTTAGATAATGTAACTAAACATATGATTAAACGATTTTTTGTTAATGAAGAATATACTAAAAAAGTAGCAAAACAATGTAAAACAATTGGTGAGTTTTTAAAGAACCATCAAGGAGCTTATGTTTTTGCTAAAAAAAATAATATATTTGATGAAATAACTGAACATATGGAAGGGAAAAAAACTATATGGGATAAGGAAAGTATAATAAATGAAGCAAAAAAATATAATTCATATTATGACTTTAGAAGTTCATCTTCAGCATTTAGAAAAGCTAGAAGATTAAATATGTTAAATAAACTTTTTCCAGGTTATAAAAAATTACCAAAAGGAATGAAAAGAGAAGATATAAGAGAAAAATTAAGTAAATCAATTACTGAATGGCATAAGAGTAGAAAAAATATAAATAAATAATTTCGTTTACTAAATTTGGCTGATACTTATATTTGTTGTATCTTTAAGATATGATAAACATATTAATAACATAAACAAAACAAAAAGAAAACACAATGGCAAAAGACCCAGCAGTATTGTTTTATACGCAAGATTTCTTAGTAGGAACAATCACAATGACAAATGAGCAGAGAGGTAAATATATTACTTTACTTTGTTTACAACATCAGAAACAAAAACTGACACTTAAAGATTTACAAATGTATCTTACTGATGAAGATATTGAAGTAGCAGAGAAGTTTCCTATTCAATCTGATGGTTACTATTATAATTTAAGAATGTTTGAAGAAGCAACTAAAAGAAAAAATTATACTGAAAGTAGAAGAAATAATAGAAAAAAGAAAGATGAAGTAGATATATCTTTATTATCTAAATCATATGTTAATCGTATGGAAAATGAAAATGAAGATGTAAATGTAAATGTAAATACACTTGTAAATAAAAATGAAAATAAAAATGTAAATGTAATTGTAGATGAAAGTGTAAGTTCCTTATTTGATGATTGGAATAATACTGAAGATTAATTATAATTTATTTGGTATTTAATAAAAAATAAAGTATATTTGTTAATACATAAGAGTCAGTGAGGATAGTGCCATTTCCAATATCTGACCTCCTTACTATATTGAGAGGAAAATAATACTCTCACATCCCTATCGGTTCTCGGTAGGGATTTTTTATGTCAAAATATTTGTTCGTTTGGCAAAAATGGAGTATATTTATATACATACACTAACTAAATAAATGGCACAATTATGAAAAAATGTACAAAATGTATGGAGATTAAACCATACGAATCATTCTCCAAATTAAATAGAGCAAAAGATGGTTACCAATACCATTGTAAAACTTGCAATAACAAAGATAATCAAAGATTCAGAGATGAGATAGACCCAACTTATATGAGTAGATGGTTCAGTACCCATAAAAACGAATGGAAAACGTATATGAACGATTACACTAAAGTTAGTAATACAAACACTATCTATTCAATTACAGCTCCTAATGGGGATGTATATATCGGTTTTACACAAAGAAAGAAATACCTTAGATTATCAGAACATAAGAAATACTATAAATTAAGAGTTAAAAATAAAATACCACTTCTTTGGGAATCATTCGACAGGTATGGTATAGATAATCATCAGTTTGATATCTTAAAACAATTTGAAGGAACTAAATCAGAAGGATTAGAAATAGAAGGAAAATTAATTCAGTTCTATAAATCTATTAATAAATCATTAAACGTAAAAGATTAGTATGTGTATCATTAAATTAGGAAACATTGTAGAGGGGTTAATTAACGTAGTGACATTGGGTTGGGGTAAAGATATCGCGAGTTGGATTGCATCGAAATTTGGGTATGCCAGCTGTGGTTGTGAGGAACGTAGAGTATATCTCAATGAACTATGTGGTTGTAAAGAGAAACAAATAAAATTATTTTAATGGGATATAAAAAAGAATCTTCAAAATGTTGTGTAAAATGTGGAATAGAATGGTTAGCGGATTTAAGTAATAAAATAAAAAAGAGAGCATTATGTTTAGAGTGCATGAAAGTAGAATATGAGGAAAGAAAAGAACAATATAACAAAAACAAATTTAAAAGAGGACAAAATAGACACGACAAATATAAACCATTTAAAATTTCAAATAGAAAACATATCCACAAAGCGGTAAACTTAGAATTAAGAGGATTAAACGATAGAACTGAAATAAGAGAGTTCCTAAGAAAAAGATTTGATGAGTTATTAGAAGATAAGGCATTATGGAATTATATAAACGATACAGATATAGAAAATAAAAACAAAACAATATGATAGAAGTAAAGAGTACATTAACAGGTACAACAAAGGAAATTAAAGAAGACCACGCATACTTAGTGGATTTCAGTAAACTAACATCGGTAAATGATTTGATTATGGTCCTTTCGGCAATGGGTATTTCATTCCCTGGTAATCATCCGTTCATACAACAAATTAAACCATTTCTTAATTTAGATAATCCATTTCCAATGCAAGAACCTAAACAAAAAGAATTTATACCATTAAAAAATGATTAATATGGAACAAACAAAGTTTACAGCAGAAGAATACCAAAAATTAAAAGATAGTATTAAAGAAGTAAAAGATTATCTACCTGAGAATTTACTTCCGTATATATGGGATAACTATCGTATCATTAGTGGTAATATAGAAGAAGGTAGACCGTGTAGTTGTGGTAGTGCAGCGGGGTTATGGAAAAAAGCGGTAGATACGATAAAGAATTATATTGCAGAGGTAGAATCAAACTAAATGAATAACGAAGTAACACAGAGTATGCAGACAGAATGTAATCAAAGATTAGATACTCTATATAGAATGCATGGAGAGTGGATAAACAATATCACACTCAATATGTGTAAAAATAAAGGGGTTACAGAAGAAGTAGTAAGTGATTTATATCTTTACTTAGCAGAGAAATGTAATCCTAAACTATTTTATAAAGAGAGTTACAACTTACATTATGTTTATATGTTCTTAAAGACGAGAGCATTGAATATGTTAAAGAGAAACGGAAAGGTACAAACACTACCGGAGAATTGGGATTTGGTTGATAATGATTATGATATAGAATACGATAATAGAATAGAGAAAGCATACTCAGATGTAAAAGAAGAATTAGAAAGTATGAAGAAAAGAAAGGGATGGAGTAGTGCAGTAATCTATTCACATTATTATTTTAGTGATAAAACATTAGATGAAGTAAGTAAAGATATCGGTATTAGTAAATCAACCACATTCTTAGCAGTTAAGAAAACAAAATTACATTTAAAAAATAATATAGAAAACCCATTTGAAAATGACAAATAACGAAAAACTAAACGAACAAATTAAAGAGATTGCAGAAATGTTTAAAGCAAGTTTCACTAAAGAAGAAATCCAAAAATTAGAAAAAGATTTTGAAGAGTTCCAAAAGAGAATGTTGGAACAAAAGGATACATCAACTACAAACGAAGCCTAAATGGTTATATATATAGATATACAAAATTATTTATAAATACAATAAGAAACAATGCCATTCGTAAAAGGTGATAATAGAATAAATAAAAACGGAAGACCGGTAGGAGCAATCAATAGGTCTACCGAACAAATGAAACTTACTTTAGCAAGAGCAGCAAATAAAACTTTGGATACTATTTCAGAAGATTTAGAAAAGATAAGAAAAGAGAATCCTGAGAAAGCAATACAACTCGCTCTACAATTGATGGAGTATGTAATGCCTAAGTTAAGTAGAACAGAAATGAAAGCTGAGATTAATCAAAGAATACAGCAGATAAATGTAAACGTAAACCGAACAGGTAGTGAACTTAGAGATTAACACAACGATTACCTTTGAACACCTATTAGATGCAAAGAGTAGAATCACTCAGCACATTGGTGGAACGAGAAGTGGTAAAACATACGCAATACTACAATGGATAATAGTTCAGGCATTAGAATCTCCACAAACCGTTACAATAGTAAGAAAAACAATTCCCTCACTTAAAAGAACTGTGATAAAAGATTTCACAGATATTCTTAAATCAATTGATATTTGGCAAGATGAAAACTTTAATATTACTGATAGGGTCTATAAGTTGTACGATAGTTCTATTCAATTCCTCTCTACTGATGATGCCGATAAGTTACGTGGTATTAAATCTGATATACTTTTTATTGATGAAGCAAGTGAAGTGGATGAAGAAAGTTATTTTCAGTTATCTATCAGAACTACTAATCGTATCATACTCGCATACAACCCTACCATCTCTCCCTATCATTGGATTAGACAGATGCAGGATTGTGAAAGATTTATAACAACATACAGAGATAATCCTTATTTAGAAAAAGAAATTATTAAAGCGATTGAGGATTTAGAATTTACAAATAAAAAGAAATGGTTAATATATGGTAAAGGAGAGTTTGCAGCAAATGATAAAGCGATATTCCAATTTGATATTGTTGATTCTTATGATGCCGATTTTGTTGGGTTCGGTATTGATTTTGGTTTTAGTTCAGACCCTACTGCGTTGGTTGCTGTTTACAAAAGTGGAGAGAACTTATATTTGGAAGAACTTATTTATGAAAAAGGTTTAGTTACATCAGATATAGTAGATAAGTTAAAGAAGTTAGATATAACAAAGAGTGAAGAGATATGGGGTGATTCAGCAGAACCTCGTCTTATAGAAGAAATATATAGAAGTGGATTTAATATTAAGCCGGTAGTAAAAGGAAAGGATAGTATTAAGTTTGGTATATCAGTAATGCAGAATCATAAGATACACATATTAAAACAATCACAGAATCTTATCAATGAGATGTATGGGTATCAATACGCAACTGATAAGCATGGTTATGTAACTGATACACCTGAAGGAGGATTAGACCACTTAATAGATGCGGCAAGATATTGTTGTATGATGAAGTTAAGTGAGAAAGCAAAACAAAAAGGTAAATACGCGATTACAATAGGTAAAATAAAATATTAATATGAAAGCAAACGATACAATAGAAATCGGTGATAAGATATTCACAGCAGAAGAAATAATGAAACTGATAGAGTTAGTAACTGAATTGGTAGATATCAATAGTGATTTAAATGCAGCTATAATAGCAATGAATGCAAAATTAGAAAACGAAGAAAAGAAAGTAGTTAACTTATCACAAAGATTAGCACAGATGAGTTTAATGTTCACAAATAAAACATACACAGCATAATATGAAAAAACAAATTGAAATAGTAGTACCTAATAACTGGTCCGCTATACCATTAAGAAAATACATTCAGTTATCTAAAGATTTAAAAAACTTTGAAGATGATGAAGAAGCACAAACAGCAGCATTATTCTTTTACTTATGTGATTTAGAACCAAACATATTACCTAAGTTAGATGCAGAAACATTTTTGAGAATTAAAGATGATTTATATTCTTTCTTATCAGATAACCAATTGCCTTTACAACAAACGATAGTGGTTAATGGTGTTGAGTATGGGTTCTATCCTAACTTATCTAAGATTGAGTATGGAGCATATGTGGATATCAGTAAGTACAATGAAATGGAATTAGATGAGAAGTGGGCAGAGGTAATGAGTATTCTATATCGTCCTATTACAAAAAAAGTTGGAAAGTTATATGAGGTAGAACCGTATAGTGGAAAGATAGATAGGGAGATGTGGTTAGGGGTTACAATGGATGTTCACTTTGGTGCATGGTTTTTTTTTATCAATTTGTCAAAGGAATTGTTGAAAGGTATCCTGAACTCTACGAAGGAGGAGGGGTTTCCTCCGAACATCAAATCAATTTTGGAAAGAAGTGGGGAAATTATACAGGCATTGTAGATTTAGCTAATGGTGATGTTAGATACATCGATGAAGTAGTTAAAGAGCCATTAGAGAAGTGTTTATTACTCTTAGCATTCAAAGCAGATAAGAATCAGTTAGAAGATTTAGTTCATAGAGAAGCAATGAAGAAGCATAGTTAATCTTTGGTAATGTAAAATATTTTTCGTATATTGTAGTATGGAATGGAAAGAAATAATAGGATACGAAGGATTATATGAAGTAAGTAATACAGGCTTAGTTAAATGTGCAAAAGGAATACGCAAATTAAGAGAAAGAGATTATGTATCAATTACTTTAATTAAAAACGGAATATTTAAAACACATAATGTTCACCGTTTAGTAGCTACTGCATTTATAGAAAATCCAAATAATTATCCTCTCGTAATGCATAAAGATAATAACACTCATAATAATTGTGTAGATAATTTACAATGGGGAACATATCATATGAATAATAAACAAACTGTCTTAGATGGAAGATGGAAAAATGGATATTCATAATCATATTTACTATCTTAGTTGTTAATAGTAAAACATAACCATAATGAGTAGATGGTCAAATAGTAGAAACGGTAATTTAAGGTTTAGTGTGAATAGAGAGAATAACTCAGGCATTTACATTGGACCTACACAAGGATTAAGTTCACCTAAAAATAGTAGGAGAGGTTGTCTTTGTTTACACGCTGATATCTACCACGTTGATTGTTGTAATGGAGCATTGATGGAGCAAGGTATTGGTGTGATAGAAGCACCTGCAAGATTTGCAACAAGAGGAGCATTCAATTATGGTTTCTCAGATGGTTTTGATATTGGAACAGTAGTATACTAAAAATAAATTAATATAGACATGGCTTTAACTAAACAACAATTACTAGCACTTAATAATAGTTCATTCCCAAATAACAATGCGGGATTTATTACGCCAGAATTATTAAGAACATATAATAGTTCTTCAATCGGTGCATTCGTAGATGAGATTGATTATACAATAGATAGTGCATCATTTAATAGTAGAATAATAAACAGTACTGTAAACACAGGAAGTTTAGTAACTACTGCATCATTTAACGCATACACTGCATCACAAGATTTTAAGAATACAACCTTTGCAACAACAGGTTCAAATACTTTTATTGGTAATCAAATTATAACAGGTTCATTAGGAGTAAGTAGTTCAATAACAGCTAATGTAGGTATAATATTACCTAATAGTACATTTGGACAAACAATTGTAGACCAAAGAACACGTGGAATAAGAATTTATAATACTGAGAATTTTTCTGAAACCTATTTACAATTAGGTCAGAATAGTCCTGCTGGTGGTGTTGTTTTATCACAACAAAGTGGCAGGTTGTTAGTTAATGTAAGTGCATCATTTACAGGTGATGTAAGTGCGAGTGGTGGTATAAGTTCATCTACAATTAATGGATTAGGAAATGCAACTTTATTTAGTGCAAGTGTTAATAGTAGAATTTTAGCAATAACAGGTAGTGGTGGTAATGTAGATACAAGTTCATTAGTAACTACTGCATCTTTTAACGAATATACAGCATCACAAGATTTTAAGAATACTACATTTGCAACTACATCATCAGTAAATAGTTTAAGTGCAAGTATATTCTCAACAGATGCAACACAGAGTAATAACATAGCAAGTAATAGTTCTTCAATAGGATTATTACAAACATTTAGTGCAAGTTCAGATAGTAGATATGTACAAAACTCACAGACAAGTTCAATGGCCGTTAGTTCATCTACATATGCAGTTACAGCATCTTACGCATTGAACGCACAAACAGCAAGTGAAGCAAGAAATGTAGTTATAGTAGCTAGAAATGGTAACCAATCTACATTAGGTGCAGGAACAGTAGTAAGAATAACAGGAGCAACGGGTGATAATCCAATATTCAACTCTTCATCTTATACAACAGAAGCACTTTCATCAAATACATTAGGTATATTAAGAACTTCAATAGCAAGTGGAGCAGATGGTGAAGTTGTGGTTAATGGTATTGTATATGGAGTAAACACAGACCCTGCAAACGGATATGTAGCAGGTGATGTAATTTATTTATCAGCATCAGGTCAGTTCACAAGAACACAACCACAGGCTCCTGAACAAACAGTAACATTGGGTGAAGTCCTTCGAGCACAACAAAATAATGGTTCAATATACGTTAACATAAGTAATGGTTGGGAATTAAATGAACTACACAATGTTCAAATTAATACTCCATTAACAAATGATTTATTAGCATACGAAAGTTCTTCTTATGGATTATGGAAAAATAAATCTTTTAGTTCATTAGGATTAGCAACTACTTCATCTGTAAATTCAATATCAACATCAGTAGGTTTATTACAAACATTCTCTGGCTCTCAATACAAAGCAGATTCTGCATCATTTGATACAAGGATTAACGCAGCCGGTGGACAACCACAAGTACAAGATGAAGGAACGATATTAGGAAATGTTAGTTCATTTAATTTTATAGGTGCTGGTGTAACTGCATCAGTAAGTAGTGGAACAGCATCAGTAACAATTACGGGTGGTGGTTCAATAGATACTTCATCATTAGCAACAACAGGTAGTAATACTTTTGTTGGAAATCAGATTATAAGTGGTAATGTAGAGTTATCAGAAAATTCTAATTTAACAGTAAATAATGGTGGAATAACTAAGTTAGAAAACACTTGGGTTAAGGCATTAATTACAACATCATCTGTAACAATTAATGCAGGTGGATTAATTTCTACTGGTTCAATAGTTACTACAAATGATGTAACTGCATTGGGAAGTATAAGTGCAAGTGGAAACGTAATAGGTGCAAACATATTAACATTTGCAACAACGGGTTCAAATACATTTACTGGTCAACAAACAATAAGTGGAAGTAACTTAAATTTCTCTGTAACTGGTTCTATATCTACTAATGGTGTACAATTTCCAAATTCAAAGATATATCAAAATAATTTCTTAAACTTTGAAGCAAATAATATTGGTGTAGATATGGTTGTTGCAGGAACTACTTCAGGAACAAATCTTAACTTTAGAAATACATCTACATCTGGTCAAATACAATTTACAGCAGATAGTGGTGCTGTTTCAATAATATCAAATAATAGTACAGTTTCATTAAGTGGAAGTGCAGTTAATCTTAATGGTGTAGATTTTATTCCATTTAGTTCTTCAGTAAATAGTAGATTATTAGTATCAACAATAAATACATCTTCATTCGCAACAACAGGTTCTAATACATTTATAGGTAACCAAACTATAACTGGTAGTGTAACAATATCAGGAAGTGCAACATCAGATTTAACGGTTGTAGGACAGGTGTTTATTTCTTCATCTGCAACAGGTGCAACAACACAACCAAGAATAACTGTATCTGGCTCAGCAGGAACTACTACAATCAATAGAAATAGTATTACTACTAGAAATGCAACTAATCAAGCAGCATTAAATCCTCTAGCAATATATGCTACTAACCTTACAACTTCAGATGAAATTGGTTTCTCTGTTGACCCTTCAGGTTTTCCTAACTGGTCATTTGGACCTGGTATATATGTTAACGATGCAACGGATAGTTATCCAGTTGTATTCGGTTTTCAAGATAAAGCAAACTATACAGATGGTACAGTAACAGTATTACCTCCATTAGCATTATTCCCACAAGGAGCACCTACATCGCCGGAAAGTGGTAGTTTATATTTCAGTAGTGCGGATTCACATTTCTACGGATGGAATGGTATCGCATGGAAACAATTAGATAACTAATAATATGAATGAGAATACTGCAATATATGAAGTAATGTTGGAGTTAGCAGAAGAAGAAAACTCTGAATTAAAAGCAGAGAATGATGCTATGTGGGGTTATATTATGTATCTACAAAACAAAAATAAAGAATTGTTGGAAGAATATGATAACCTAACATCAATAGATAAAAGATTAAACTAAAAAATAATGATTTTTATAAATCAAATTGTTAATATTAAATAAAAGAATAATTATGAACGCAAAACAAGTATTAAGTAAAGTTGCAAAACTTTTGAATTTAGAATCAGAAGTAGAATTAACTTACGCAAAATTAGCGGATGGAACAATAGTTGAATCAGCAACATTTGATGTTGGTGAAGACCTATTTGTTGTATCAGAAGATGGAACTAAAACTCCAGCACCTAATGGAACACATGAACTTATGTTGAAAGATACAGAAGGAAATGAAACTCTTTTGAAAGTTATCACAGAAGATGGTAAGATTGTAGAAAGAGAAAATGTTGAGTTAGAAGCAGAAACAAAAGATACTGAAAAGTTACCAGGTGACCCAACAGCAGTAAATGATGTTGTAGAAGAAAAAACAGCAGGTGAAGAAGTTAAAAACTTAAAACCATCATCTATGTTATCAGAAGTGGAATTAGGTGAAACTCCAATGGAAGAAACCGAAACAGCAGAAACTATTCCAGCTGATGATGATAAAGAAGAAATGGGTATGCCAGAAATGTTAAAGAAATTCGAAGATATGGCATATAGAATCGAAGAGATGGAAAAGAAAATTGCTAAGATGGCAGAAATTGAAATCGAAGTAAAAGAAGAGAAAGAAGTTGAAGATGAAGAGTTACCTAAATTAGATGGTGCTCCGATTGAAGAAGGTTTCAAATTCTCAGCAGAACAAAACAATAAAAGATTTGGTAAGAAAGTGGATACTCCTCAGAATTCATTCTTATCTAAATTATACAAATAATTAAATAAAAAATTCAAAGAAATGAAAAAAATTCAAAAATTCGCTGAACCTACAATTACTTCTACCTACGCAGGTGAGTTTGCAGGTCAATACATCGCAGCAGCGTTGTTATCAGCAAAAACATTGGATAACAAATACATTACGATTTTACCAAACGTAAAGTATAAGCAAGTTATTCAAAAATTAGCAGTAGCTAATATCGTAAACGATGCAAGTTGTGATTTTACAACTTCAGGTTCAGTTGCATTAACTGAGCAAGTTATCACTCCAAAAGAATTACAAGTTAACTTACAATTATGTAAGCAAGAGTTTGTAGATTCATGGGAATCGCTTCAATTGGGCTACTCGGCTTTTGATACTATCCCTGCTAACTTTACAGATTATTTAATCTCTTATGTTGGTGGTGTTGTAGCTCAAGCAACTGAAACTTCTATTTGGCAAGGTGTTGAAGCGACTAACGGTCAATTCGGTGGTTTGTTCGGTAAGATTTCTGGTTCAGCAGCAATCACATCTTCTGCAAGTGGTTCTATCACTTCAGCGAATGTATTAGCAGATTTAGAAGCATTAGTAAACGCAATCCCTAACACAGTTTATGGTAAAGAAGATTTAATGATCTACGCTCCAACAAACGTTGTTAAGGCTTACCAACAAGCTTTAGCTGGTGGTGCACAAGGTGCTAATGGATGGAACAACCAATTAAACGTAGGTGAAAAACCATTGAACTTCAACGGTATAGAAATCGCGTTTTGTCCTGGTATGGCTTCTTCTACAATGGTAGCAGCACAAAAATCAAACTTATTCTTCGGTACAGGTTTATTATCTGATTACAATGAAGTAAGAGTATTGGATATGGCTAACTTAGATGGTTCTCAAAACTTTAGAATCATTATGAGATATACAGCTGGTACACAAATCGGTATCGCATCTGATATCGCTTATCACTTAGCTTAATCAACCAACTAATTAAAGGGTGGGGAGTATCGTAGAACAGAAACTCACCCTTTTTAACAAAAACAAAAAAACTAATCATTATGAGTTGTAACTTATCACAAGGAAGACAAGAAGTTTGTAAAGAAAGTATTGGTGGTTTAGCAGGTGTATACTTCCTAAACTATACAACATCTTCATTTACAAAAAATGGTAGTGGCCAAGTAACTGCACTTCCATCTGGCTCAACTGTATATTATTACGAGTTGAAAGGTACATCGGCTTATACTGAAACAGTTAACTCAAGTAGAGAAAATGGTACTACATTCTTTAATCAAGAATTAACACTAAATCTTAAGAAATTGACAAACGAAATGACTACTCAATTAAAGCTTATGGCTTATGGTAGACCTCAAATCATACTTTGGACAATGAACGGAGATGCTCTATTAGTTGGTGAAAGAGAAGGTGCAGATGTAACAGCAGGTACAATTCAAACAGGTGGAGCATTGGGTGACCTTTACGGTTATTCAGTAACATTCACTGGTCAAGAACAATTACCAGCCGCTTTCTTATCCGGTTCAACAACAGCTAATCCATTCGCTGGATTATCTACACAACCAACTATCGTTTATAACTAATCAGATAGGTTGAATACAAAATATTAAAGGTAGAATTCTTTGGAGTTCTACCTTTTTTTATGTATCTTAGTTATATTCTCTTACTTAATTGTTAATATCATATAAACAATAGATAATGCTAAGTTATTACCTTAATAATACTAACTCATACACAATTAGAACAGAGAATACCTCATCTAATCAATATACAATGTCTTTGCAAGATATGGTAACACAAACAAATAGTACTGCGAGTTTGGTATCATCTTCTTTTACATCATATGAAAACTTATTAGCATTCACTGCAAGTATAAGTGGGGCATATACAGGACAAGAATTTAGAGTAAGGATTTTAAATAGTGGTAGTACTGAACCTATATGGCATGGTTCTTTGCAAGTTTATCAATCACAATCAGTAGATAAGGCAGTATATAAAACACAAAACACTCAGTATATCTCACATGAGAGTACTAATGAATTTATCATAATGAATTAATATGAAGCAAACAACAAAATTTAGTATTGTAAACGTTCAAAATAATGGGTTACCAATGGTAAGTGAGGATACAAAATCTCGCTATCAATGGGTTCCTTTCGGTGCATACGGACAAGATGATTTCTTTGGTGCAGTAACAACTGCATATAATTGTAGTACAACAAACGCAGCATGTATTGAAGGATTAGCAGATTTAATCTTTGGTAAAGGATTATATAGTAAAGATGAAAACTTTAATGAGATTCTATCTAAAGTAATTCCACAAGAAGAAACAAAGAGAGTATCATTTGATTTGAAACTATATGGTAATGCAGCATATCAAGTTTATTGGAATGATGAACATACTAAGATTATAAAAATGTATCACATACCTGTTCAAAACTTAAGAGCAGAGAAGTTATACAATGAACCAAAAATAAAAACGTATTACTATTGTACAGATTGGAACGATAATAAAGCAGTAAAGAATAAAAAATCTATTCCTGCTTTTGGAACTTCTAAAGATAAAATGGAAATCCTTTATATTAAACATTATACACCAGGTTTGTATTACTATTCTCTACCTGATTGGATTTCAGCATTACAATTTGGTTTAAGTGAAGGAGAAATCTCTAACTTACATTACAACAATATTACAAATGGTTTCTTACCTTCAGTAATGATTAACTTCAACAATGGAGTTCCAGCACCTGAAGAAAGACAAACAATAGAGGATTTATTACAGGCTAAGTTCACAGGAACGGATAACGCGGGTAGATTTATGGTATCGTTTAATGATGATGCAGCAAATAAACCTACATTAGATATAATCGATATCAGTAACTTACATGAGAAATATCAGTATGTTGCAGAATATATACAAGATAGAATATTGGTGGCACATAGAGTAACATCACCTTTATTATTTGGTATCAGAGATAAAGGAAATGGTTTCAGTTCTCAATCAGAGGAAATGAAAACTGCATTCAGTATCTTACAAACAATGACAATTGCACCTTTCCAAAACATTATCTTAAACGCATTAGATATGGCATTAACAGAAGGTGGATATAATAATTTAGAATTATACTTTGACCAGTTAACTCCATTAGTAATTCTTTCAGAAACAGCAGAAGAAACGGGTCAAACTATTGAAGAAGTTCAACAAGATACAAATGAAAGTATGGAAAATCCTTCAACAGTAGAAGAAGATAAAGGTGCAACAATAGATGATGGGAGTGTAGAAACAGATAACGAAATTACTTCAACACCTGAAGCATTTGTTAAACCAACTTTCTTTGAACAAGAATACGAAATAATAAAACAAAAATAAGATATGGCTTACGCTCTTTTTATAACAAGAAACGATATCATAAAGAACTCACCATTGCAAGGAGCAATCGATGCAGATGCTTTGTTACCCTTTATGAGAACTGCACAAGATAAGTACTTAAAGAATTTATTAGGAACAGTTTTATTTGAATTTTTACAAGATAGAATCACTGCAAATACAGTTAGTACTTTATCGGTATATTATCAAGACCTTTTAAATGATTATATTAAGAATTCATTAATATGGTATGGTTGTGTAGAATATATTCCATTCAGTTCAATTCAATTTAAATCTAATGGTGCAGTTAAACAACAAAGTGAACAAGCAGTAACACCATCAAAGAGTGAGATTGATTATCTTTTGAATAAAGCATTGAATAACGCAGATTATTACGCATTGAGATTACAAAACTATTTGATAGCATATTCAAATGAGATACCTCAATACTTAGAATCAGTTGGTAACCAAACACAAATATATCCTGACCAAACGAATCAATACTTTGGTGGAATACAATTATAATAACTATGAGTCAACAAATTGTTCATAATACCGGTATAAATTATACACTATACTACAACATTCTTAATTATTTTAGAACAATACTTAAGAATCATCCTTCTATTGGAGTTGCAACATATGGTGATTTAACTGATTTTGATACAAAGGAATTTCCGGCATATCCTGTTGGGAATGTATTGATTACTAATTCTGAATTTGGTACTAATGTAACAACATATACAGTTCAGTTAACGGTAGCAGATAAAATTAAAAATAAGAATAACGAATCATCAGGTTCTCTTAATCAACAAAGTATAGATTACTTCAAAGGTGTAGATGATACAATTGATATACACAATAACACATTGGGTATCCTAAACGATTTAACATCATATACACAAAGAGGAGTAGCAGGGTTTGAGATAGATGGAGAAATCAGTTGTGTTCCGTTCTCAGATAGGTTTAACAACGGTCTGGCGGGATGGGTGGCAACCTTTAGCCTAACTACTCACAATGATAAAAATCGTTGTCTTTTTTTTTTAGTTAATCCTTCCGGTAGTGGTTATGTAATTGAAGAGTGTGAGACGGGTGATAGATATAAAGCGGTATTGAATGAGAGTGGGAGTATAGGACAGGTATTTAGTAGTAAGTATACTTTGGATTCAAATGGTGGAACAACTTCGTATGATAACTTAAAGTGTTATACGATTTTAGAACAAATAAATGATACTGATGATTGGGATTTTGTTAACTTAAAAGTATTAGCATTACCATTCACTAATTATGGAACGTGTGAAGTGTGTGAGTTGTGGATTTCACCAAAGATATGGAGTACAACACCACAAACATGGAATAGTGGTTCAAACGTAGTAACGAGGACATGGTCACAAAATTAAAATATAAAAAACGAATATAAATGGGAAGTTTAAGTAATTTATACATATCACAGAGTTTCATATCTCTATTACACTTAGGGAGTGATAACACTGCTAGTTCTACACTAACTGCAATTCAGGATGGTTTAGGAAATAGTATTGGTGTATCAGTTAATACAGCAGGTGATGTTGCATTAGCAGGAACATTAAATATTAAAAGAGGTTTAGATATAACTGGCTCTGTTAAAATAAATACAGCGGTAACAGCATCTACTCAACAATTTGTAAATAGTGGTAATCAATTTACTGATAACATTATTAGAATTACAGGTTCTTATGATAGTGGTAGTACGGCAAATCCAGGTGTATATCAAATACAAAATGGTTGGAAGTGTTACGGACCAGGTTTAGGTGATGATGGTGCAACGGTAATAGCAAATGATTATGTTCCAGCAACAGGTTGGAGATTTACAATAGATAAGAATACGGCAGTATGGTTTGGTTTATATAACTTTACTGACCCTAATGTTCAATATTATAATTTCGCAGTGAGTGGAAGTGAAGATATTACAGGTTCATTGTGGGTAAGAGATAAAATAACTGCAACAGATATAAGTGCAAGTAATAGTATAAGTGCAAGTAACTTATATGTTAGAGGTAGAATATCAGCATACGAATTAGATGTAACAATAGAAAGTTCTTCTATTATCTTTACAAGTGGTTCTAATATATTAGGTGATGAAGCAAATGTAGATACACAAACCCTAATAGGTAGAGTTATAGTAAGTGGCAGTTTAGAAGTAACAGGAAGTACAAGAATCAATGGTAACGTAGATAGTACAGGTTCATTAAAAGTAACATCTGATATTAGTTCTTCAACAATTAGTGGTATCGGTAATGTAACTTTATATTCTCAATCAGTAGATAGTAGATTAGATTTATTAGAAAACTTTAGTTCATCTCAATATAAAGCAGATAGTGCAAGTTTCCAATCACAGATTACAACTAATAGTGCATCATTTGCAGCATATAGTTCTTCATTAGTAGCAACATTTGCAACTAACGCATATGTAAATTCAGTATCTCAATCATTAAATACATTTACTGCATCTCAAGATTTTAAGAATACTACATTTGCAACTACTGGTTCAAATTCATTTAATGGTAATCAAATAATCAGCGGCAGTTTATTTTTATCATCATCTTCAACAACAGAATTAACTGTAATAGGAAATTCAATATTTAGTGGGTCTGTTAATGGTGTAGTTATCCCTATAACGATAAGTTCAAATACAGCAAGTATGGATTGTACTTTAGGAAATTTCTTTACATTACAATTACCAAATACAGGTTCTACTTTCTTAAATCCAACAAATATAAGACCAGGAGAAACAATTTCATTAAGAATTACACAAGGTACAAATATTACTTCTGTTACATATCCAACAACAATTAAATTTCCATTTGGATTTCCATATGGTGCAACGGCTGTAACTAGTTCAGTTGATATTTTAACTTTTATATCTTATGATAGTTCATCATTGTATGGTGTAGCAGTTAATAGATTAGTATAATAAAATAAATTAATTATGTATATACCTTTTGGATTTGAAGAAAATATTGGTAGTTGTATTACAGCAGTTGGTGGTGATTATATTGGTACGTTTGTATCAGGTGGTATTACTTATAAGTTTCATGAATTTATTCAACCAGGTACGAGTTCATTTCAAGTATTAAATGGTTCGGTTAGTAATGCAAATATATTATTAATTGCAGCTGGTGGAGCCGGTGGAAGTTCAAGTGTAGCAAATAGTAGGTTTGGTGGTGGTGGAGGAGCTGGTGAAGTATTTTATACATCATCTGTTTCATTAACATATGGTTCTGTATATACAATAAGAGTAGGGGATATGGCGATTAACAATGGAACAAGAGGACAAGACAGTGTAATAAATGGTCCAAGTTTAAGTAATATTACAGTATTAGGTGGTGGTTTTGGTGGTTCTGATGGAAGTGCAAATGGTAAAAATGGAGGTAGTGGTGGTGGTGGAATTGGAGCAGGTTCCTCAGGTGGTTCTCATATAGGAAGTTATATAGGAAAAAATGGTGCAGGTGGTGTTACCATATCAACTACACAATATGGTGCAGGAGGAGGAGGAGCTGGACAAAATGCTGGTACAAATGGTCTTTATACTGGAGGAGATGGATTAGTATTTAATATGACAGGTGATAATAGATATTATGCAGGTGGTGCAGGAGGACTATTAGCTTTACCTTCAATTCGAAATGGAGAAGGTCAAGAATGGTTTGGTGGTGGTGGTACACCAGCACAAGGTGCAATGGGACCGCCAAACCAATTTGCTGGCGGTAGGGGTAAAAATGGATGTTGCATAATTACATATCCATATAGTACAGAGTGTCAATCTCAACCTATTCCAACAGATGTTGTTAGAAGTGGATTAATTATTTATAATGCTAGTTCATCATTTAGTGCAAGTACATGGTACGATATTAGTGGAAATGGTAATGATGCATTAGTAAGTGGTTCAACAATGAGCTCATCTGGATCATTAGGATGGGAATTTAATGGAACTGATAATTTTATAACTTATCCAAACCCTGTTTTATTTAGTTCAGCATCAATTCCACCAGCAAATGTTTTTACATTGCAATGGTATGGTTCAATGTATAATGATGGTATTACTAGATTTTTATTTACTAAAAGAGATGGACTTGGATGGGATACACTATGGTCAGCAGGTGCAGGAGCCATTATATATAGAGGTCCTGGTGGACTTGATAAAGAAATATATGGTATAGGAAATGTATCAGAAAAAACATTATGGACATTAATAGTATATGATCTAGCTGGAATAAGTGGTGAAGTTGTGTATTTATATAAAAATGGAAGTTATGTTGGTGAATTAAGTGGGGGATTTACTAATAATTTTGATTATAATTCAACCATACCACTTACATTTGGTTGGAATGCAAATACAGATGCAACTTATTTCAAAGGAGCTATATCTGATTTATTAGTATATAATAGACCACTATCACAAGTAGAAATAGCTAATAATTATTTATATTTAAGTTCTTTATAGTGGCAACCTTAAACCAAATATCAACCACCCTCAAAAACTTAGCACAACTAAATGTGCAAAGAGGACCTACTCGCGCAGTTAAGACGGGTAAGTTAAGAGATTCAATAAATGTAAAGTATAATAAGATTGGTGATTTCGGTGCAGTGTTTGATTTGAATTCAGTTGATTATGGTGTGTATGTAAACTTTGGTACATTCAGAATGGCAGCAAGGCCTTTTGCAACGAATGCGGCAAACGCAGATGAGTTCAAAGCATTAGTTGATGATTATGTTAACAAAACAGTTGTAGTTACCGTATTGGATACTGCAATGAATAGAATTAATAAATCTATGAAAGGATTTAGTACACCTTCAAATACTTTTTAAGTTTCAATGGTTAATATCTATATAAACAAAGTATATAGATGTCAATTTCAATAACACAAAATCCGGCGGCGGTTTCTTTAGCACAATCACCGATAATTTTTACGGTTGCAGAAAGTAATGGTGCATTAATTACCTCATCTTCTTTTCAATATGTTGGTGAATTATATTATTGGACAGGTTCTGCGAGTAGTAGTGGTAGTGCAGATTATACAATAAGTAAATTTCCAAATACAGCAACGGTTGGTATCTTTGATTTGAATAGAATCATTAACTCAACACTTACAGATTTATTAATACAAAATACTTCTAATGTAGTATATTTCAACGTATGGTTTTATACTCAATACTATAATGGTAGTTCATTTGTAACAGGTAGTAATGTTCAATCATCTACTTATAAAGCATTAGATGGATATGGTATATTTCCTGAACCAATAGGACAAGAACTTTATGCTAAAAGTATTCATTTCCCTTTATTAACAGATGCACCTACAACACAAAGTGTATTAATTGAAGATGGAGGTTATAGTGGATTATATATTGGTTCAGCAGGAAGTGCAACTGTTCCAACTAAATTAGTTTATACATCTAACTTAGGTACAGCAGAAACTTATTTTACAGCATCAACTGCAACATCAGGTCAAATAGTAACTTATGGAAGTGCACCAACAGCTGGTCAATTTCCTATTTCTATATACGGACCTAATTTAGAATATTATACAATTCAAGCATACTCAGGTTCAATTCCATTAAGTATACCAACAAGATATGAAGTAGTTTGTAAACAAAAATATCCAAACGTAAGAATAAGTTGGAAAAATAGATACGGACAATTTGATTGGTATTCATTCTATATGGTAAATAGAAAATCATTTCAAACAACTAAGAAAACATATCAACCACAATTAGGAACATGGGAAGGGGCAACTCTTAGTTATCAATCATATGATAGTTCAAATTTAAACTATATTGTAGATAGTTCACAAACACTGCAAGTAAATAGTTGGTGGTTAACGGATGATTATAATGATTGGTTAAAACAATTGATGGTAAGTGATGAAATATATTGGTGGGATACTATTGGAGCAAGACCTTTAACTATTGCAACTTCAAATATACAATTTAAGACCGGTGTGAATGATAAATTAATACAATATCAATTTGATTTCAACTTAGGTCAGAACTATAAACTTATAATGTAATATGGGTATAATTTCTACTCAAGCGTTTACCTTTAGGTTATTGGCAGGAGAACCTTATCAACAATTAGATATATTTGAGGATGAGGATATTAAGATGTCTAATAATGTTACTGGTCTTTTTGATATCGGTGTATTACCATCAGATTTCACTCGTCAGATAACACTACCTGGAACGAAAGTAAACAACGCATTTTTCGAACATGTTTACGATATAAGTATTGATTCCCCATTTCTATTTGCAACCAATATAAAGGTTCCAGCATACTTTGATTTTGATTCTGTGTATCTTTCACAAGGATACTTACAATTAAACAGAGTAAATGTAATTGCAAATAAATTTATTGATTCATATGAGGTAACTATTTACGGAACTCTTTCATCATTTGGTAGAGAAATTAATAGATTATACCTAACAGATTTAACAACTTTACAGGCATTAAATCATACTTCATCTTACGCAAATATAACAAGTAGTTGGGCTGGTGGTTTATTCAATGGTGATATCGTTTACCCGTGGGCAGATTATGGTAGTGGTTGGCAATATACTAGTGGAGATTCTTTCTTTGGAGTAGATGATAACTATGGTGGATTATCAGTTCAAGATTATAAACCAGCAATTAGAGTTAAAAAAGTTTGGGATGCAATATTTGAACAAACAGGTTATACCTACTCATCATCATTTTGGCAACAAAGTTGGTTAGATGATGTATATATGATTTGTAATAATTCATTAAAATATCCTGAATATAGTGGTGTAGATTTAGAAACATTTGGTGTAATAAAATTATCAGCAGTATCCGGAAGTGGTATGACTGATTTAAATATTCCAAATAATACATTTACAACTTTACCTTGGTTTAATGAATTAATTGATCCAGGAGGATTTTTAAATAATGGTGCATATACAGTAACTAAAAAAACTAATTTAACGGGTGTATTAAACTTAAATTTAAGGGTTAGTTCTTCTAACGGAAATGTTCCAGGTCAATTTTGGTTAAGAATGATTGATACAGGAAGTGGAGCAGTAGTTGGAGAAAGTACAATTGTAAATTTTAATCAATTTTTTACACAACTTGCACAAAGTAGACCATTTGGTGATAGTATAAATCAAACATATGAATTACAATCGCCAGTTCCATTTCAGAATGTACCAGCTGGTACATATTATTTTCAAATAAAAATAAATGAATATTATGTAGCAGCAGACCCAACATATACATTGGATCCAGGTGGTACAACAAAATCATATATAGAAATAAAGAAAGTAAATCAGGCTGCAGATGGTAGAGTTTTAGATATACCTTCTAATATGCCTTATGGAACGAGTGGTATTAAATTAGTAGATTTCTTAATGGGTATACAAAAGAAATTTAATTTGGTAATATATGCAGATAAAACTAAACCAAATCAATTTATAGTAGAAACATTTAATGATTGGTATAATAAAGGTCAAGTAAAAGATTTTAATAAATACATTAACTTAGATGAAAAAATATCAGTAACTCCGGCGAATAACTTTGCAGTAAATCAATTAAACTTTGGAGATACTTTAGACCAAGATTATGTTTCTCAACAATTTGCAAAAGGTGCAAATAGAGAATATAGTAAGATATATTATACAGATACAACAAACTTTTTCTCACAAGGAACATTTGAAGTTAAAACAACATTTGCTTCATCTCCTTTACTTAGAATGACAGGAACAGGTTTATCTGGTAGTATCGGTGGAATTACTGGTCCTATTACACAATATAGTGCAGGTACTTGGAGTTTCACAGCAGGTGGAGCATTATCTGCTTGTGAATCATCAACTAGAATACAAATATATACTGCAAATGGTTTATTAACAGCAGGGCAAGTTGCGTATAGAGACCAATACGGAACTACACCAATAACAGGATATACTTATTTTAGTAATGGACTTTTAATTTACGGAATCAATTCATCAACAGGAGTAATATCAGTTTCATCAGCAAGATGTGGTAGATAAAAAATAACTTATGAGTCAAATTATACCAATATACATACCAACCTATATTAACTCAGCACAATATTCTCCTGCTAGAGTTTTACCTCGTTTATTTTTTTACAATGGATTATTAGATTGTGAAAAATATTATATAGAAGAAGCTGATGCAACATATGGTGGAATATCAATGCAACAATTTGCATTTCCTTATTTTGATAACTACAATGTAGTAAGTGGTAGTTTTCCTACCCCAGATAGTAGAACATTACTATTCAATAATGAGAATGCTGCATATGGTGAAGTACCAACACAAACTTTATATTCAGAATATTGGGAAAAATATATAAGTTTACTATATAATCCAAAGACAAGATTATTAGAATGTAGTGCAATTATACCATTAGCAGATTATGTTAATATGGAATTGAATGATATTGTAAACTTTAGAGGTTCGTATTATCACCTAAGAGCAATTAATGAATACTCACTTAAAACAGGTGAATGTATTTTACAATTGTTAGGTCCTATCATACCTGATTCATTATCATCATAACTTATCACTAATTTAATTAAATACTTTTGTTAATATCATATGATTACTAATATAATTGATTTACTAAATACAATGGATTTTTATGGTGTATCAAACAATGTTGATATAGCAAAAGGAATTAATGGAATACCTACATCATTTGGTGATGCTAAAAAACAAATTAAAAGAATTTGGAAATCTAAAAAGTAATGGCAGATAATACTACAACATATAAAGCAGTAATTGAAACCGAAGTAAAAGGTAAAGGTGAGGTTGAAGGATTAGGTGAAGAAGCGGATAAGACCGGTGGTAAATTCAAATCACTTAAATCTCAAATTAGAGAAACTACCGTTGAATTACAGAAGTTAGAAGACCAGGGTAAAACCAATACTAAAGAATTTAATAACTTAAAAAATAAGTTAGATGATTTACAGGATGCTCAAGATAGAGTAAACTTTAAATCAAAACAATTCGGTGACCAGTTAGCATCATTACCTGGTCCTATTGGTAAGTTAGGTGGTGGATTAAAATCTGCACAAGATTCAATAGCAACATTCGGAAAGAGTATTACAATTTCATTAGGAATAATTGGTTTAATTGTTGCCGCATTTATGGCAATGAAGGAAGCATTGAGTAAAACTACCGAAGGACAAGAAGCAATGAAGAAAGTAACGGATGCATTATCTAAGGTAATGGCTCCACTATTCGCATTGATTTCTAAAGTAGGTATACCGGTATTTGAAGGTATAGCAACAGTAATTAGTAAAGTAGCAGAAGGATTTGAATTTGTAGCTAAGAAATTAGGATTAACAACAGATGAAGTTAAGAAGTTTGATACAGCAGCACAAGATGCAGCTAAAAACTTAGCAAACCAATTTCAGGAAGATTTGGATAATATGGCTAAGGTTATAGCGTATCAGAAACAATTAGATGAAAAAGCAGCTGCAGAAAGGAAGGCAAGAAGAGAGAAAGAATTAAGAGAAAAAGCTGAAAGAGAAGCAGAAGCATTAAGAGAAGAGCAAGAGAGATTAGATGGTATATTAAAAGAGTTTGAAGCAAGAAAGAAAGAAAGAGCAAAATTAGATGCTGGTATCATTAAACAAGATACTTTACAAACTCAAATAGATAAAAACTTAGCAGAAGAAGAAGCTGAAAAAGCATTTGCAGAAAAGATTAAAAATCTAAGGATTAATACTATTGAAGAACAAACCAATGCAATAAAAACTATTGGTACTCCTCAAATAATACAAGAATTACAGAAGCAAGAAGATTTCTATAAGAAAAGTAAAGAAGCAGAAAAACAATTTGTTGAACTTACCGAAGCAGATAAGTTAAGTATTGTTTCAGATGGTATAGGTGCAATAGCAAGTTTAGTAGGTGAGAATACGGCAGCAGGTAAAGCATTAGCAGTAGCGCAAGCAGGTATTGATACATATGCAGGTGCGAACAAAGCATTAGCAGCATATCCACCTCCATTTGGTGCAATTGCAGCAGGAACAGTTATTATAGCAGGTTTATTAAATGTTAAGAAAATCTTATCAACTAAGTTACCTAAGATGCCAGGAGCAACGAGTGCACCATCAGCGGGAGGTTCAGTACCGGCTCCTACATTACCATCAATAGCATCATTCCAAGCACCACAAATAACAACGACGGGTGGTAACAATCCTACAACACAATTAGCACAAACTCTATCAAATTCTAAATCTCTTATTAAAGCATATGTGGTTAGTACGGATGTAACAAATAATCAGGCATTAGATAGAAGAACTAATAGAGCAGCAACTTTAAGTGGTGGATAACCATTTTACTTAATAAAATTGTTAATATCATATGGAAAAAGAATTACTATACGAATTAATTTTAGTGGATGAAGAAGATGGTGTATTTGCAAATTCATTTGTAGATACTCCGGCAATTGAAAGAGATTTCGTATTTTTTGGAAAAGAAATAAACTTCCAATCAGTATCAGATGAAAAGAGATTGGTTGCAGGTCCTTTATTAATTCCAAATAAGAAAATATTAAGATTGCAAGGTGATGGTACTCCTTATTATGTATTTTTCAAACCTGAAACTATTGATGCAATATCAAGAAAGTTTATGAAGAACAAATACAATAGTGAAGTAACTGTTGACCACGATAAAAAGGTTAGTGGTGTTTACTTAACTGAAAGTTGGATTATTGAATCATCAGCAAAAGATAAATCTAATATATACGGATATACATTACCAAAAGGTACATGGTTCGGTATATATAAAGTAGAGAACGAAGATGTTTGGAAGAAGGTTAAGAACGGTACTTTCAAAGGATTTAGTATAGAAGGATTATTTGAACATAAAGTTTCAACTATAAAATTATCAATGGAAAAATCTATTGATGAACTTACAGAAGATGAAGCAGAATTATTTTTATCAGAAATAAAAGCATTAATCAAAAAAGATAAAAGATACAAATCTAAACAAAGAATAGAAATGGAATCTTATACTGATTATCCTGAAGCAGTTAGTAATAACGCACAAAAGGGAATTGATTATAATTTATTGAATGGTAACAAATGTGCAACTCCGGTAGGAAAGATAAGAGCACAACAATTAGCACAAAGAAAACCAATATCATTAGAAACAATACAGAGAATGTATTCGTATCTAAGTAGAGCAGAAACATATTACACAGGTGCAGATAAAAATGATTGTGGATATATTAGTTTTATGTTATGGGGTGGTCTAGCTGGCAAAAGATGGGCAGAAAGTAAACTAAGAGAATTAGGTGTACTAAGAGAAGGAAAGAATGTTGCAGAAGAATTAGAAGGTACACAACCATCAATCAGTTCAACATATCCTGGTGAAGTAGCTAAAAAGAAAAAGAAAGATGTATCCAAATAAAGTACATAAGAATTTAGAAAAGTTTGCATTACCATCAGTAACCTTTGGTGAATTTTATCAAATGTTACAATCAACGAATAGTAATAATACAATGTTCATTAAGTGGAGAACATCAGTTTCTCCTACACATAGAGCATCTTACGATATGTATTGGGGACAATTTTATTCAAACTCAGACCAATCAGTCACAAAATCAGAAGAGGGTATGGTAAATTTAGTAGCCCCTACTACAATCGAAGGATGGAGAACATTAACATACGATAACATATCATCATTTCAATATGATGGTAAAACATATACAATTAGATAAAATAAATAATTATGCCAATACCAAAACCAAAAGCTTCAGAAACCGAAGAACAATATGTAAGTAGATGCATCGGTGAATTATACGATGAATACGGACAAGAGCAAGGTGCTGCAATCTGTTATAACACTTATAGAACAGAAATGAAAATGAGTGGTGATAGATTAGTTGCAAGTAAGATTAATCAATTAACTAAATATAAAGGTATTTATTTAGGTGAAGGATTAGAAGATGCATGTTGGGAAGGATACGAAGCCATCGGAACAAAGATGTTAGATGGTAGAGAAGTTCCTAATTGTGTACCTGTAAAATAATAAGGAAATGAATTACAATAATAAATTTATTCAGAAACTACAAGAAACTACTTGTCCACCTGCAACACAGGATATCAAAATCAATATTGCAAATAGACAATATGCAATTGATAATGTTATGTATGGTCCTTTGGAT